CTTTCGCAATGTTGCATAATCCATTTGATGAATTTCTGTGTGACTTTATTGTACCACATGACGCCACCAAGATCAATAGATTCATTGACTATCATTTCGCCGAAGTTAAAAAAGAATTAATGGAACAATTTAAGCATATACCAAGACCCAAGAGTACTAACGTTAAATTCGTCGCTGGTTATGCCAGTGCTGGCAAAACAACGAAACTAGTTGAACTAGTTAGAGACAAATACACCAACTACGTTTTTGTCGCACCTAGCGTTATTTTAGCTAACCATCATCAGGAAGCTTTTGGTGTACCTAGTTATACACCACACACGATCTTTGATCAAAACCGAGTGTATGACTGTATAGTTGTTGATGAGTTAAGCGTATTCTTCACTGAATATGTCGCATTGTTACACATGAAATTCCCGAAAGCAACCATCATATTAGCAGGTGATACATGTCAAACACCTGCAGTTTGTTATGACAATAGATATCGATTTAACACCTTTGCTTCGATAGGGCTTGAGAATAACCTTCTAACTGTTCATGCAATCCCACAAGATATCGCTGAATTGCTTAACAAACGACAAGGACTCCTTATTGAGACTGAGTCACCGGTTAAGCGCGGTCTCGCCTTATGGAAAGGCAAATTAGAAGAGTTGAAACCTTGCCAAATCATCGCATTCAATCAAGAAACACAAAAGGATCTTGTTAGTAAAGGCTATAAATGCGCTACTATCACAACTTATCAAGGCAGCCGTGAACGAAATGTTATTTTTTATATAGATGATCATGCAGTTACCTCCCAATTGATCAATAAAACCGAATGGATATATACAGCTATGACCCGCGGAACACATCATTTAGTTTTGTATGGTAACACACAATACATAGGAAAATATTTTGCTATACAAGGTACAAACATACCTACATATACCATGTATTCTGAACTTGATGTTACTACCGATGTTGTAGTAGACACTAGTGAAGAAGCTATCGTCAACGCACACCCTGTACCTATCATAGCAACAGATAATGCACCAGCTGTTGTCGCTGCATTTGTTGCTGCAGAAGTGCGTACAGTAGTGAACGAAGCCACCGCCTCACATGCGTTTTTACAACCAAATGATTATCCGGAAGTCGCCACTGGTGTCCTTAGTGGTAATCAAGATCATCTACTACCATCTCTTAAGACCTTTAAAGGACATCAACTTTTCCCAGACGTGCCCTTTGTTAAAAACCAAGTCAGTAATGACCCAAAGGAAACCATACGCACACTAGTCAAACGATATAGTAAACGTACTCCCCTACTCAGAGGTAAGAAACTCAAGGTCACCACAGACCACCTGTTACGTGGATTGGCTAAAGCTTTGTATGGTGATGTGCACAGTTTACATAAAATGAAGCGAGACTTACACCATCAACCTGATGAGTTGCGTAAATGCTATCGTGACTATCTCGAAGCATTAAATAAAAAACTTGGCAAAAATGCTAAATCTGCGAAAGAATTAGAATCAGATTTCAACGCATATGATGAAATTTTGCAATTTGTTAATAAAAAACAAGGTAAATATGATGAAAAGGATGACTGGGATGCCAGTGACAAAGTGGGCCAAGGTGTTGCCTCAATGTCCAAGCGTGTCAACCTTCTCCTCTGTGCATATGCACGTGCTTTACTTGAACGTATTCGTTTAATTGCAAAAAATAATAAAAGGAACATAGTTCTTGCCACCCATGGCTCTGACGAAGAACTCAGTGCTGAAATCGCAGCAATGCTTGAAAACAATTGGCGTAATGGTGAAAAGTGGTTTCTGAATGATTTTTCCGAATGGGACTCATGTTTCATCAATGCCATGTCTAAAGTAACACAACAATTGTGTTTGTGGATGGGTGCTCCAGAATTTCTTATGGAATGGTTTTTCCAATACCGTACTCATTGGAAAATGATATACCACGTGCCAAAAGGTGGTAACACATCACTTAAAGGCAACGGTAAGCAATTTTCCGGTAATCCTTTCACTTTGTGTGAGAATACTATCCTAAACATCGCTTTGATGTACGTTTTATTCGATTTTATTGGATATAAAGCTTCCATGTTTAAAGGCGATGACTCATCTATCTTATGCAAAGAAGCGATTCTTACATCCTTTGGTAAGGAGTTGTTGAATCTCACCAAACATAAACTTAAATTTCATCTCGAAGATGTGGGTGAGTTTGCAGGTTTCTTTATAACACCTGTGGGTTTATTCCCTGATGTAGTGCGCAGAACATGCAAATTCTTAGGTGCAACGTATCGTAACCAAGAACATTTTGAAGAATCCAAAATGAATGTTAAGAATGCTTGTTCTGTTGTTAAAACACAAGAACAAGTTAATCAAGGTTGCTTGTATAACTCAGTGCACTACGGAGCAGAACGTCTCACAATGGGCCATGCGCAAATTTTATTTGCTTTTCTTCGCAATAGTATTAAAATTGGTTGGGAATCACTTGTAGCTGTTTCCAAACCTGTCTTAT